TCTTCATCTCCTCCTTAACTTCTTCTAGGAGTTTATTCATAACCATAGTAACCTTATGGTCTTCCTTCCTGTTAATAGCTTCTTGGTTTACAGTAACCACTTTAGTATCAAGAGGTCTATGTAGGTCTTCACCTAACAGTAAGTCTATCTTAGGTTGAACTATAGGATAGTTTACCAGCCTAGCTGGGTAATTGTATCCATATTGCTCTGTTAGGTATTTATAATCATCACGGTTAAATTCACCGTTATATATATCGTAGTTTCTTATATCTTTAATCTTATACCTACTCTCAGGACTACTTACGTGATCTGTGGAGCTTACAATAGCATTAAGCATTTGTTCGCACCATTTTTTATCCTTCTTGGAGTCAGATATTAATTGACTAGGAAAATTCTTCATTATCTTATATGTTTAACTGGTGTACCATTAGTATCGTATTTATAATAGGCAAAGCCACTTTCTTTTATGGCTTCGTTTTCTTTATTTTTAACTTCAATTGCAAAGTTATCATTTTCGTGGATAAGACACAAACCGAATGCGATTGCTCTATCCGTATTCCTAGAACCCCAGTCGCAAAGCTCGTCTAAGAGGTCTATAAACCATATTTCATCCCCTCTCTCCTTAATATAATCATACATTAAAGATTCCATGTACGCCTTAATCTGCTTATTCATGTGTACCCCATAGTTATTTCTGGTCTTTGTTCCAGGGGCGTGTGCAGATCTAGGTTTAGTTTTTAAATATTTTTGCGCCCTATTTCTGAGGAAATAGTCTAAGATACCAATTTTAGTGTATTCAATAAGCATCTGAGCGTTATAATAAACAGCCAACTTCAAGCATCCATCGTAGAATTGCTCTGCTGTTTCAGGTCTATCTGTGTATTCCGCAATAGGAAGCCTATACGGTTGATTTGTGTCAGCTATACGTCTAAATATCATTGCTGAACCTAAAGACGGGGCAGCACCAGCCTGATCTTGATCGTAAGAGTCAATACCACCAATATCCAACCCTTGCATGTGAACCTGCGGTTGGTGTAGTATTTTATAAGGCCCGTGTGGGTGTGGAGTAAAAACAACCTTATCGGTTAGCCCATCTTCATTTATCACCCAATCCAGATTACCAGTTGTTATGTGTTGCTCTGGATCTGCAAGTGTCTGAACCCTAGCCCTTTGCTGATTAAGCAATGCTATGTCAAACCTAGAACCTTTAGTCTTAAGGAAAGCCTCCTGTATGGTTAAGGGATAGTTTTGTATAGATAAGTTGTAAGCTTTACTGTCACCACCATTCTCAAGTATCTTTCGTCTTTCATCTTCTATATACTCAAACGCCTTTTTCTCGTCATCAACTCCCGTCTTAGGACTGAAGAACCCGTGAAGAGCTCTAGATGCTGGTATAAACATAGGGATAAGATTAAATGCCTCTGCATTATAGTACATATCCATAAAGTCAGCAGAAGCCGCATCAATATCACCACCCGTACCACCGACTACTGGAACTCCATATTGGTAAGCCCCATCCATGAAACAAGCTTTAGATGACATATAAGCATTCTTCAATCTCTTAAACTCCCCTGCTTCCTCGAATATCATAATAGATAAACGCTCACCTTTGTAGACTTCAGGATCATCCATCGTTCTACAATGTATAACTGACTGATAACCACCTATTTCCCAGCGACCTTCAGCATTCTTCTGTTTGTATCCAGCCCTTAGTACGTCTTTAGTATCCTTTAACCACCCATGCCTAAAATTAGGATGTTGATTCATCAACCCTTTTTTGACTTTATCAAAGAAAGAGTTTGCTGTCACACCAAGTCCAGCCGCAATTCCTACCTCGGAATGCGGAAAGAAAGTAAATTCATGCGCTACCAAGCCAGAGTTCATATAGGAGAAACCCTTATCCCTAGCCTTAATCACGATCATTCCTTTACCCTCTTCCCTGCAAGTATGGAAAAGGTTAAAATACTCTTTATCCATATCCCTATACCAAGGGTATATTAATGTTTTTCGATTACCATCGCTACCATCATTACCTAAGATCATGTAGTAGTTCAAATACCAGTAGTAATTACCAGGTATCCACTCCCCACCTATGGGTTTGTAACCATTAATACACCTGTGCATCTCTTCCTCCCAATAATCTTGATACGCAAGACTATCTGCATCTAGTTTAGGGTGTCCGTTATTTGGAATTGGCCTATAAGCCTGTACGTCAAATTTCTTAGCCATTAAGCATCTTTTAATCTAACCGCTCTATCTTCAAGGAAACTCAGAGTCTGTTCTCCACTAATTACTTTTCTCTCACCTCTACGCTCTATCGCTTCCAATAATACCGTTCTAGTACCTAACAATTTCTCAATACCTATCATCACCTTCTGTAAATCTTCAGCTGTCTCCTGATCTAAGTGCCACTCATTAATAAGTGTAGTGTATTGATCTATCTTTTTATTAAACGCCTCTAACTGATCGTCAAGAGGATCTCTCTGTAATTCCCTGTATTTACCTACAGCCGCCTTTATTAAAGGATGTTTAGTGTCAGCCCAATCGGGCTTCCCAAATAGATCCGTGCATATCTGCCTGTTCCTATCCTTCTCGTTAAGATACCTATAAGGAGAATCATAATCCTGACTTAACGCCACAAACTTCATACCCTTCTGTCCTAACTTCTTTTCTTTTAAAACCTTCTGGAACTCTGGAACAGCTAGTATCCCATTATCCTCATCAGTTACGCTCTCTCCTTTCTTACTTATCTTTAATAGATACATTATCTCTTTTCCAGTTTATACTTTAACAAGAAGTTACCCATATCAACAGTACTACTATACCCCACAGGGACTTCTACCTCCTCGTAGTCATTAGTCTGCTCATTGTAGTATATATAATTCAAAGTCTCAACTATAGGATCATTAAAGTATATACCCCTTTCTAATATCATATAGTCATTATCTATCAACCAATTATCTATCTCATTGTCTAATGCTGTAGCTGGAGAGAACATACTGAAGTCGTCTGTTTCAACCTCAAGGCATAAACCATCTATGTCTTTAAAAATATCTCCGTATGGAGTCTCTATATAAGATTTTACCATTTTATCTTAATTATTTAAGATTAATACTAGCTGTAGGAGAAGGATTCGAACCTCCACGTAGTAGTTAGCTAAAGAACAAATTTTTTAACCAGGTGCAGCGCTGCTTGGTGGTCAATCCCGTTATCCTTAGTTTATACTATTATCTACACCCCCGAGACAAGAGGGCACGTCTGCCAATTCCGCCATCCTACAGTATTTAATACTTTGGTCGTTTAGGTCTTTTAGGTTTGCATTTCTTAGCCATCACGGTTTTTGTTTTAATGTTATAAGGCAAATATAGGAATTTTTTTTTATTCGTGGAATTGTCATACCCTCTGCTGGGCTCCCCCGAGCCCTTCTAAACTTTTGGCTACCGCCATCTATTTATTCAAAAATCAATTCATTTACTAACTTAATACACACTATCATGTCTATCTTCAACGAAATCAAACAAGACTTTAAAAACTACGGAACAATCAAGAGCACTCAAGCTAAATCACTAAAAGCAGGCTGGAAATGCTACAAAGACTCAAAGGTTGTAGGCAAAGACGTAGCAAGAGAAGAGTTCAGAACTAAACTACAAGACTTACACACAAAAACAAAGCACATCACTAGCGACCAAGACGCAATGGAAGGAGTGAAAAACGTAGGTCATGCAATATGGGTTGGCGTTACTTGCGGAGCAATAGCGTGTATCTTTGATTTATAAGATAAACACGAGTGTAAACGAGGGAGACTGTCTCTCCCCTTACTTTCACACTACAAAATAGGTGGATTCCATCACACAACTGCCGTTTACGGGGGTTTACGGTAGCATACGTGGTGGTTTCCACACAATACTAACGAGTATTCATTCATTTAGTAATTCAATAAACTATTCAGTATGTATGTAACATTATACGATGGAGCAGAACTAGTCCACGAAGACAAAAGCTGTGACCTAACAAGCAATTCTAGACTCGAACATTTCATAGATGGTATGAGTAAAGAAGGAGCTAAACCTGTTCAATTGATGTTTAAGGAATTTGGGTTTAGTTTAGTGTTTAAGAAACACAAACAAATGATTAAGCTTAATGCTCAGACTACAATCAACACGAAGTTGTTCGATTACTTGTTAACAATAAGTGAGAAGTATGGTCTTGAAAAGAAATATTAGGCTGCCATCAACAACTTTAAACTCTGAGTTGCTCGCTGTGTGTTAACACTACGATTAGTATGCAGTCGGGCAGCCAGAAAGTTGTAAAGAAACAACTGCGCTATCTCGTATGGAGCAGATTACCTGATCCAAATACATTCCTGTATAAGTCTTGAACTGGAGTTCGAGGACTACAAATATAAGAAACAATTTGGTAGTACACAAGCGCAAAGAATTTGCGGCTCGATAATCCTGATATGGTAAGGTCTATCTAACGATAGTCTGTGAAGAAGTACTAAGCTACCTCTCGGTTCGACTCCGAGTGCAGGAACTATTAATCATTAAACCAATTATCATGGCAAAGAAAAAGGTAATACTTGTGGGCTCTAAGATAAAGGGCAGAGTAAAACGAAGAAGAAGACGTATCGGTGAGTTCACCAGAGAGATGCGTTCTTACATTAAAAATAAACGAAAAGCTATGTCATCATGGGAGAGAATCTGTGCTGATGTAGCTAGTATTAACAACTAAATCAATCAATGTCTTACAGGTTTAACAAAAGACGTAAACTAATCCTGATATACTTATGGCTAAAATCAAAACTTACAACTGGAAAGGAAGAAAGGTATTTAACATGAGACGAAAGAGTGGTAAAACTGTAATGGTTTACACTAACAAGCACGTTAACGTACCGCAAGGAGTTATAAACTTAGGGCCTGTCGCTTTCCGTCAATGGATTGATAAGAACGATGTAGTTCTAGTCAAATGCAAGGAAAAGGCTGAGTCCATATCTTACAGTCTTGTAACTAAACTATGGTTTAACCAACAAAACTCATTCTAATGAACAAGTTATTAACAAAGCTAGGGTATCTAACGGTAGGTACTCTAGCATTAGGTATAGGATTTATAGTGTTCGGAGTAGTAGCTAGTGCTATAATCTCATTTGCAGTAGGTATTGCTCCTGCTGTAATCCTCGCTATAATAGTAGGAATTATTTATAACTCATTAAAAAAGAAACCATGACGGAAGAAGTTTTAGAGCGATTAGAAATCACCGAAGCTGGTGATGGAGTATCATACGAAGTATGGATAGACACTAAGAATAATGACACTTACATAGTGCCTATAGTCATTGTACGACATTGGGATTATGCAGATAAACAATAGAAACCTTTTTAAACCAACTAAACACTATCATTATGAAAGAAAACAAACTGATTGCGGAATTTATGGGATTAGAAACCTCTGATGGATGTTACTTTGAGCATCTAACAAAAGA